CAGACCCGTATCAACGAAATTATGCGGCAACTCAATGACCTGTCTCAGTACATCCGGGTGGAGACAGTCAATACGCTGTCCGGCAGCCGAGTGCTTGAGGCGGACAATGTAATGACCCCGTTCCAGGTTGTAAACGAATACGACCAAATCCAGATGATGGACAACCCGCGGTTTACGCCTGTGCAGTACACGCTTGTAAAGAGGGCAGGGTATTTGCCGTTGACCAATGAGCTACTGGCCGACAGCGACCAGAATATCCTGCAGTATGTGGCGAACTGGATCGCCAAGAAGCATGTAGTGACCAAGAACGACCTGATCACTACTCTGCTTAGTAGCCTGCAGGCTGTCGCGCTGGCAGATTTTGACGCCATAAAGAAGGTGCTAAACGTCCAACTTGACCCGGCAATCAGTCTGAACTCTGTCATTATCACGAACCAGGACGGCTACCACTGGATGGACACTCAGATCGACGGTAATGGCCGTTATCTCCTGACTGATGACATTACTCAGCCTGGGCGTAAAGTATTCAAGGGTCGCCCAGTTGTGGTGGTGTCTAACCGCTACCTGCCGACCAAACAGGGGCCGCCTGACCTGGCGCCGGTATTTATCGGCAATGGTCAGCAGTTTGCCGTCCTGTTTACTCGGGGTATTTACGAGCTTGCCTCCACCACCGAAGGCGGCGACGCATGGCGGCGCGACACCACCGAACTGCGGGTCATCACCCGTGACGCCCTGGTGAAGTGGGACCCCGCAGCCATGGTATACGGCCAGTTGCAAATATCTGGAAATACCCAAACCTAATAGAGAGAGGGGCTTCCCTCTCTCTTGCCCTTAAAGGGGTGACGTTAAATTGATTGTAACCCTGGAAGAGATAAAACAATATTTAAGGGTAGATGGTACTGAGGACGATGCACTTATCACGTCACTTATAGACGCTGCCGAAGCATATTTACAGAACGCAACCGGGAACCAATTTGATAATTCAAACTCATTAGCAAAGCTGTTTTGTTGGGTGTTGGTAACGGATTGGTACGAAAACCGGGAGGTTAGTGTCGGGCGTGTTGGAGAAAAAACCAGGCCAATTGTAGAGTCTATGTTAGCTCAACTCAAGCACTGCTATAAGCCGGAGGTGGCAGAATGAACCCCGGCAAGCTTAGGCACCGTGTAGCAATCCTCCAAAAACAAACAACCATAGACCCGGATGGTTACCCTATTGAAACATGGGAGCCGCTTTATTCTGCCTGGGCGAAAGTTGAACCTATCTCAGGCCGGGAGTATTACCAGGCCGCGGCAGTCCAGGCACAGCACCAGGTACGCTTTACAATGCGTTACCGAAAGGATATAACCCCGGCCATGCGGCTGCGCTGGGACGGCGAGGATTACGAAATCAAAGCCGTTATTGACCTGGAGGGACGGCGCAGGTGGCTGCAAATCATGGTGGAGGCGGTGTCAAGTGGCTAAGGTCGAATTGACTGGCCTGGATGACCTGCTAAAAGAGCTGAACGCATTAAGCGAGAGGATAGCCGCCCGTGCCGAGAACAAGGCCCTGCGTGAAGGCGCAGAAATCCTGCGGGCGGCAATCAGCAAAAGAGCACCGCGCCGGACGGGTCGACTATCAAAAAGCATTGAGAAAAGCAACGTGAAAAGGTCGAAGGAAGGCGTTAAATACATCGAAGTAGGGCCAAACAGGTCGGCGTTTTATGGGGTGTTCCTCGAATTTGGGACTTCTAAGATGGCTGCCCGTCCGTTCATAGGGCCTGCTTTAGAGGAAAAGCAAAAAGAGATATTTGACGCGATGGGTAATGTGCTGCGGGAGGAGTTGGCAAAGAAACGATGATCACCATGAAAAGCGCCATCAAAACTGCGCTGACAAGCGATACAACTCTTACAGAAAAACTTGGCGGTTCTCGCGTCTACGCTGTCAAAGCACCTAAAGCCAACGAATACCCCAGGATAACCTTTTTTGAAATCACAAACTTTGACGCCAACTATGCCGACGATGCGGCATATTCCTCTCGGATGGTCTACCAGATGGACATCTGGTCAAAAGAAAACCCCGACCCCGTTGCGGTCGAAGTGGATAGGGTAATGAAATCAATCGGCTTTGCCCGGGTGGGCGGGGCTGATCTTTACGAGGACGATATACAAGTGTTCCACCGTGCCCTGCGGTACGGAATAACTAAGGAGGTAGAAAACTAATGGGAGTTCAAGTTGGTTTAAAAGACCTACACTATGCACTGTTAACAGAGGACGGAGAAACAGGGGCAACTTATGAAGAGCCCGTTAAAATTGCTGGGGCTATTACTGCAAAGATATTACCGACGGTAAATACTAGTACCTTATATACTGATGACGGTCCAGATGAAGTAGCTACCGCTCTGGGTGAGATTACTGTTGAGTTGAATGTTAAAGACCTACCTTTATCCGTACAGGCGGCGCTACTGGGTCACACCTTGGGTGATGACGGGGTATTGATCAAAAATGCTAATGATGAAGCACCTTATGTGGCACTTGGATTTAAAAGCTTGAAGAGTAATGGTAAGTATCGGTATGTCTGGCTTTACAAAGGTAAATTCCAGATTCCTGAGCAGGAATATCAAACAAAGGGAGACACTCCTGAATTTCAGACAGCCACAATCCAGGGTACTTTCGTAAAACGGCAATATGATGGCGATTGGCAGGCTATTGGCGACGAGGACGAAACCGGGTTTACTGCCGGGGCAACTTGGTTTAATGCTGTGTACGAGAAACCGACCGCTGGGTAAGAGAGGGTTTGCGCCCTCTCTTACTATTTTAATTGGAGGTAGTGATAATGGCTAATAACGTTAAAGATAAATCAATTCCGATACAACTTGATCGGGAACGGAACTTAAAGTTTGACCTGAACGCTTTTATTGAGCTAGAAGAAAAATATGGCAGCATTGACGATGCGTTTAAAAGCCTAGAGGGTGGCCGGATAAAAGCAATTAGAACAATACTATGGGCCGGGCTACTCCATGAGGACGAAAATTTGACGGAGAAACAGGTTGGCGCCCTGGTCACGGTTGATAAATTGAACGAAATAACGGACAAACTAACCGAAGCCATCAACAAAGCCCTGCCTACCGGTGACCCAAAAAACTCCCAGACCCCGTAGATGGTTCTCCGGGCTGGGACTGGGATTTTCTTTATTATTTGGGGACAGTTGTCCTGGGGATGTCGGAAAAAGAGTTTTGGCGCTGTTCCCCACGCAAGCTGTACGCGCTGCTTGACGTGCATATGGAAATAATGACCGGCAAAAAGAAGAAAAAGCCCAAGATGGGCTTCATTGACCAGGTGCTTTAGAATTGGTCTTTTATATTCCTTCTTTATGGCCTATACTTATAATACAAAGATTACCATAAAGGAGGATATTTATTGGGTTATTATGAACCAGTTAAGCAGGTTGAATAAAAACCTTGAAAAGTTGTTAAGCAAATAATTCAACAAAATCACTTTAAAAACACCCTTTAAACAGGGTGTTTTTATTTATAAAAGAGGTGTGGCAAATGGCCGAAGTCGGAAATCTTGTAGCAAAAGTAAGTATGGACCAGACCGGCTTTCAGCAGGGTATAACGAGACTCAACCGCGAGCTTAAAGTTGTTCAGTCCGAGTTTAAAGCTGCATCCGCACAATTGGCAGACTTCGGCAAAAGCACAGAAGGTTTAAAACTGAAGGCTGATTCCTTAACGAAGCAATTTGAATTACAAAAGCAGAAGGTTGACGCGCTGGAGGCGGCTTACAAGAAGTCCGTGGAATCCAAAGGTGCTGATGCCAAGGCCACACAGAACCTTGCAATCCAGCTTAACAATGCAAAAGCGCAGATGGCCGGCACCGAGGCCGAGCTCAAAAAGATAACTGCCGAATTAGAAAAGCAAAGCAGTAAGTGGCACCAGTTATCCACTAAGCTGCAGGACGCAGGACAGAAGATGTCCGACGTGGGTAAGAATTTAACCACCAAAATAACCGTACCTTTGGCGACCCTGGGTGTTGGGGCAGCTAAAAGTGCAATTGACATAGAAAGCGCCTTTGCCGGTGTGAGAAAAACGGTAGATGCTACAGAGGAAGAATTCTCCCAACTTAGACAGGGCTTCGTTGACATGTCCAAGGAGATTCCGATCGCTACAATGGAACTGATGGCAGTTGGTGAAGCAGCTGGACAATTAGGCATCGAAAAGGAAAACATTCTAGGATTCTCCGAAACCATGGCCAAGCTGGGCGTCGCTACAAACCTAAGTAGTGAGCAAGCGGCCATGTCGCTGGCCCGGCTGGCCAACATTACACAAATGCCGCAGGAAAGCTTTGACCGGCTAGGGTCAACTATTGTTGCCCTGGGTAACAGTTTAGCTACCACGGAAGCGGAAATTGTGGAAATGGGGCTAAGGCTGGC